ATTCTTGACCCTTTACTACATATTGGGGCTGGGAACTGTGATTACTTTAAAGACAGGATTGGAAGAGGATGTAAAACTAGAAGGTGCGGATTACCTGATGGCTGCGGGATTCCCGATACTGCTATTTGTGGTGTTTTTGGATTGGATTGTGCGAAAGATAGTGAGGTAGAAAATATGAGAAAATTTAATTGGAATGAATTTAAAAATAAATACAATAAGATTGCGGTGCATTGTAAGACCGAGGAAGAAGCAATAGACTTTTGCAAGCAGATGCATGAGCGTGGGATGAAGTGGTGCACAGGTAAAAGCTACATGGAAAAGACGAATTACAAAGAATACGAAGAAAGAACGTGCTATACAGAAAATGGAGAGTACTCATCGCATGGGTACTATAAAAGCAAAGGGTATAAAATCCTGGAATGGGGTGATTACATGCAGAAAGAATTTAAAAAGGCAGATTTGGAAGATGGGATGGTAGTTGAACAAAGAGATGGCAACATGTATCTTGTATTGGCTGGGAAGGCAGTGAGAAAAGGCAGATGCAATCGTATAGACGGTTACACTGATGACTTGAAATGGGAAGGTCGTACAGGTTATACAGGAGGAGACATCGTTAAAGTCTATAGGATTACTCCGGGATCACTCGGATGCATAGAAGATGTGTTTATTAAAAACAACCTTGAACTCATCTGGGAGCGCAAAGAACGAAAGAAAATGACAATCGAAGAAATGAGGAAGAAGTTGGAAGAATTGACCGGGGAGCAGATTGAGGTGACGGCATGACCAGAGAAACCATGAAGCGCAGAAGGGAGACAGCAGACACCGTGAGAAAGATAGAAGCACACAAGATGGCAACGAGAAAGCCCTGCGAGACAGCTTTAAAGCAACAGGGACATAAAGCCTTTGCCTGTGATTTTAAAAGGGCTGACAGAACAAATACGGACACTATAGGATACATAGCAAGCGAGTACAACATCAAAAAGCCAATTCCGGGAGGTGATTGAGGTGGATAAGAATATAATCTATGAGTACATGGATGCGAAAGCATTGGTGAAAGAGACAGAAGAAGATATCAGGCAGCATAGAAGAAAGACGTTCGTGCAGGATAAAGTGACAGGTAGCAATCCAGAGTTCCCGTACCAACCACAGAGCTTTAATATCTCTGGATGTGTAGAGAACACGGTGAATATAGACGAAGAGGAACGGTTGTTGGAAGAACGAAAGCTGAACGCAAAGCAGATTAAAGTAAAAGCAGAGCGAGTAATCAATAAAGCTCCGGTAAGGATGCAGAGGATTATCCGGTTCAAGGTGATGCAGGGGCTTACGTGGGATGAAGTGGCTGCAAAAATGAAAGGGAATTGCACAGGAGAAAGCGCAAGGAAAGAATTTCAGAGGTGGATGAAAGAAAAATAGAAGTTTGTCCGTTTTGTCCACATTGTCCGCTTTAAATAATATATAGTATAACATGGAGTTAGAAGAAAGACTCCAAAAGCTTTCCAAACAACATTCGGAACACCGCCGGACTTTCACCCTTTCTCGTCTGGCGGTGTTTTCATGCCGTGGTCAGTTGGGACAAGCAGGTTCGATCCCTGTACACGGTTTAGTAGCATATCACGGTAAATATTAAAAATCCGGAATGCCGTGGAAGTGCTACGGAGTGATATCACAAAACGCAGGTATCCGCAGATCTGCAAAACAAACAAATAGATTCAGCAATCTATATTTAGTGTCAGTACCCGAGTGCTGCGGATCGGGTAAAAGGATGTCAATAAAAGGCATCCTACGGGTGTATAGCTCAATTGGTAGAGCAATCGGCTGTTAACCGATGTGTCGTAGGTTCGAGTCCTACTATACCCGTTGTGGACTACTGCAAGGTTCCTCTTTTGTTTATATAATTTTCGATTGTGTATTTGGTTATTTTGGTTTTTGTTGGCATTTGTAATTTTCACAGCGGTAGTCCTAAATATTGCATTGCAAATAAACGTATATTGCGGTAGCATATATGATATAAAATACAGGAGGATATGATTTAATGGAATGGTTAACAGAAGAAGAACAGTACAAAGATGATTTGACCAGTCGAGAAATCGAAAGAATTAAAGATGAAGAACTTAGAAATATACGGCGAAAATACCATAAGCGTATGCTAAGAAATTTCCATGATGAAAAAAAATATTAGCGACAAAGAACTTATAAAAATGTGGAGAGAAGATCAGGAAAAAGAGAAAAAAGAAATTGAAGAATATAGAAAGAGAAAAGGCATCTGATTAGATGTCTCTTTTTTATGGTAGAAATTTGGAAGGTGGTGAGTCCTATGACAGAAAAACAGAAAATATTTGCAGATGAGTACTTGATTGATCTAAATGCCACACGGGCTTACCGCGCGGCGTATAAGAGTGTGAAGAATGATGTAGTCGCAGCCACAAACGGAGGAAGATTGCTCAGAAATGCTCAGATTCAAACATATATTGCTGAACGAATGGAAGATCGCCAGAAGCGAACAGAGATCACGCAGGATATGGTGCTACAGGAATTGGCTGCGATTGCTTTTTCCAAGGCTTCTGACTATGCGAAAGTAGTTGAGAAACAGGCTACAGCAGAAGTAGATGGAAATATTATTCCACTTGTAGGAGAAGACGGAGAACCGATTCTGTATCGGACCGTAGAATTGGAGCTTACAGATAACCTTACAGAGGAACAGCAGAGAGCCCTCGGAACGATTAAAAAGGGGCGCGATGGATTGGAACAGAAGCCCTGCGACAAGGTAAAGGCGCTCGAGCTTCTTGGCAGGCATTTGGGTATGTGGAATGATAAGATAAACGTCGAAGGACAGGTGGAAGCCAAAAATCCATTTGCAGATCTGACGACAGAAGAATTGAAGAAGTTGGTCGGCGATGGATAGGGAAGAACGAATTAAACAAGGGGCTTTGATAGAACTTGCAAAACGTGAGTTCTTTTTTTATTGTCAATTAAAAGCACCGGATTTTTATAAAAGCGATAGAACGTTTTTAGTAAATCTTTGTAATGGGCTTCAGGAATTTGTGGAATCTGATGAAGAGGTGTGTATTGTAAATATCCCTCCGAGACACGGAAAAAGCAGAACCGCAGGAAATCTTGTGGAATGGTGTCTAGGGAATGACCCAACATATAAGATCATGACTGGTTCCTACAACGAAACACTGTCTACTATGTTTTCGAAAAATGTGAGAAATAGCATACAAGAGAAAAAAGCTGATGAAAGTAAACCAGTGTTTTCGGACGTATTCCCGGGAGTAGAAATAAAGTACGGAGATGGTGCCATGAATCTATGGAGCCTCGAAGGCGGCTATAACAACTATCTTGCGACATCGCCTACCGGAACAGCTACAGGATTTGGATGTAATTTGATGATTATAGATGACCTTATCAAGTCAGCACTGGAAGCAAACAATGCAACGGTATTGGAAAACCATTGGTCATGGTTTACAGATACGATGTTGTCACGTTTGGAAGAGGGTGGGAAAATTATCGTAATCATGACGAGATGGCACAGCGAAGACTTGGCAGGGAGAGTGCTGGAATGGTGTCAAAACAGCAATAAAAAATACCGGCATATAAAGGACAAGGCTCTACTGGATCCTGCTAGACGCTTAATGCTCTGCCAGGAGATCCTCAGCTACGAGTCTTACAAAGATAAAACGAGCGCGATGGGAGAAGATATCGCCAGCGCTAACTACAATCAGGAGCCAATTGATCTAAAAGGACGGCTATACACAAAATTTAAGACTTACGAAGATATACCGCGGGATTTCAATGGGAATCAACTCTTTACAGAGGTTAAAAATTACACCGATACGGCTGATGAAGGAAGCGACTACTTATGCAGCATTACTTATGGGGTGTACAACATGGAAGCTTATGTGCTCGATATAATCTATACTCAAGAGGCTATGGAGCACACAGAAGGAAAAGTAGCAAAAATGCTATTTGATCATAGAGTAAACATTGCTGATATTGAATCTAATAACGGAGGAAAAGGATTTGCAAGGGCGGTAGAAAGTATTTTGCAGCAACAATTCCAAACGAATAAAACATCAATTAAGTGGTTCCACCAGTCACAGAACAAGAAAGCAAGGATTTTATCTAACGCTACTTGGGTGATGGACCATATTTATTTTCCGAAGAATTGGAGAGATAGATGGCCGGAGTACTACAAAGACATGAACAAGTATCAAAGAGAAGGTAAAAACGCACATGATGATGCACCAGATGCAACAACTGGAATTGCTGAAAAGATAAGCAAGGGCAAAGTGAAGTTAAAGACCTTTAGAGGAGGAATATAAAATGAATGGGAAAAGACCATACAGATTGCCGGAACCGCTTTTATGTTCCGCTGATAAAGAAATCAATATGACGTTGATAGACGAATACATCAGAAAGCATGAAGAGCGAATGCCAAGGTACAGATACCTTGAGAATCTATACAAAGGATTTCACGATGTATTCCGTCTCCCGGAAAAGGAGTCATGGAAGCCGGATAATCGACTGGCAGTGAATTTCCCAAGGTATATCACAGAGACATTTTTGGGATATGCTTATGGGATTCCGGTTAAAAAATCGCATCCGGACGAAAAAATAAAAGATGCGATCCTTGAATTTGACCGGGATAATGATATTTCTGACCAGGAATACGAACTGGCGAAGAAATGCTGCATCTACGGACATGCATTTGAGTATTTCTATCAAGACGAAGAAGCGAAGACAAAGACAGTAGTCTGCAATCCAAAAGAACTGTTTGTTGTCTACGATGATACCGTAAAGAGCCGCGCTCTATTTGCAGTGAGATATGGAAAAAAGGACGATAATGTTACAAGGTATGGTGAGATACTTACAAGGACAGAAATCATCTCATTTGAGGGAGAAAAGATGCAGGAGGGCGTGCTGAACCCTTATGGGCGCATCAATTGCGTGGAATACCTGTTAAACGATGAGAGAATCGGTCTGTACGAGGAAGTTGCCGGCATGGTAGAAACATACAATCGAGTGATCGGCGAAAAGGCGAACGATGTAGATTCTTTCGCAGAAGCGTATCTTGCAGTGCTGGGTGCAGAATTGGACGAGGAAGGCGTTTATAAAATTCGCGACAACCGGATTATAAACCTTTATGGTACAGATAACGCAAAAGATATTATCGTGCAGTTTCTTGGCAAACCTACGGCAGACGGAACGCAGGAAAATCTTTTGAATCGGCTTGAGGATTTGATTTATCAGACAAGTATGGTAGCGAACATCAGTGATGAATCTTTTGGAAATGCTTCCGGAACTTCTCTCGCATACAAATTACAGTCCATGAGCAATCTTGCACTAACATTTGACCGTAAAGTTGAAAAGTCCATGAGGAAACGATATAAGCTGTTTTGCTCTCTTGCAACGAATGTTCCAGATCGGGACGCATGGAAAGACATCGATTTCACGACAAGCCGGAACATCCCGAAGAATTTGCTTGAGGAAGCGCAGACAGCACAGGCACTGGAAGACATTGTATCTAAGGAAACGCAGCTACAAGTTTTATCCATTGTAAAAGATGCGTCCGAGGAAATCGACAGAATGGAGAAAGAGGACAGAAAGAAGCAGGAAACAATCGTAGAAAAGCGGATGTTCGGAGGTGCGGTAGATGAGCAGGACGTACTGGAAGAATAGGGAAGAAGAGCAGCGGAAGAAGAATATCAAGGACGAAGCTGAATACACGAAAGAGATTGAGAAGATCTATGCGAACATGATGGATAAAATCCAGAAGGAGATCAATGGATTCTATACAAAATATGCGAAAGCAGAGGGAATCACAATTGCAGAAGCGAAGAAGCGAGTATCCAAAATGGACATTGATGCATACAGCCGGAAGGCGAAACGGTATGTAAAGGATAAGAATTTTTCAAAAGAGGCCAATGAAGAAATGAGACTTTACAATGCAGCTATGAAGATTAACCGGTTGGAAATGTTGAAAGCAAATATCGGAATGCATCTTGTTGGTGGATTTGATGAGCTTCAGAAGTATTTTGACCAGATCCTGACAGATAAAACGCTGGAAGAATTTGAACGGCAGGCAGGAATCCTTGGAAAATCCATCCAGAACAATGCGAAGATGGCACATTCGATCGTGAACGCTTCTTTCCACAATGCGAGATACTCAGACCGTATTTGGATGTATCAAGATATGCTGAAAGCTGAATTGTCGAAGCTATTACAGACTGGTTTGATACAGGGTAAGAATCCGAGAACACTGGCAAGGCACCTTACCAAACTGTTTGGAGTAAGCCGGGAAAATGCAGAGCGACTGGTGATAACGGAGCTGTCGAGAGTGCAGGCAGAAGCGCAGAAACAGTCTTATATCCGCAATGGATTTGAAGAGTATGAGTTTATCGCAGAGCCTACTGCCTGTCCGATCTGTAGATCGTTGGACGGAAAACATTTTAAAGTATCAAAAATGATGCCTGGAGAAAATGCGCATCCAATGCATCCTAATTGTCATTGCAGTACAGCAGCATATATGGATGATAAAGAGTATCGAGAATGGCTGGATGGATATTCCGAACATGGAATGGATTTTGAAACTTGGAAGAAGAGGGTTGAAAAGAAATCTACGTTTGATATAATAAAGGCAGATAAAACTGTCAGCGGACATTCCGGCACTCCTAAGATGGCAGAGGCAGGAATGGTAATAGATCACATTGGAAAAGATGGGAAAGTAGATGTAAGAGCTTTTTACGGAGAGTCAAAATTAAAATCTAAAGATATCCACACAACCGATCATGGGAATCCAAAGCAGCACCCTTATGGAGAACATGGGGAACACGTACATGATTATACATGGGGAGATGATGGAAGATTGAAGAATAAGACAACTCGCGAATTAAGTAAAGATGAAAGAAAGGAGAATGGAGATATATTATGAATAAAGATGAATTAAGACAAATTTTATCTGAGTGTTGCAATGATATTTCTTTCTTTTACAAAGGATTGGCATCGGGAGTGACAGTTGAAGTCAGAGATTACATTCCAACGTATCAAGCGTGGCATGGTGATGATACGAAAGAGTATGATAATGTAGATGAGGTTATGAATGATAAATTTTATAGCGGAAAATCATTAAACGATCTAGTAAAAGAAGTAGAAATTGATGCAATGTAATACCATCGGTCGAGCGGGCTGGTGGTATTTTTGTACTCATTTTGGAGGTGATGCGATTTGATTGAGGTGAGAATTCGACCAGAGCGAATTGAAATCTTTGGACACGCAGGGTATGCAGAACCCGGAAAAGACATTGTTTGTGCTGGCGTTACGGCGCTTACGCAGACGCTGATCCAGTCAATTGAAAATTTAACAGATGATAAAATAGAATACAGAATCTCTCCCGGAAAGGCTGAGATAGAATACAGGAATCTGTCAGAGAAATCAAAAACTCTGGTGGATTCCTTTTTCGTTGGTATTTGTTTGATTGCGGAAGAATTTCCGGAATATGTGAAAGTGAGGTGAGAATATGAGTAAAACAGAGAGTTTTATCAGAGCAGCAACAACAAGTGAGCAGGCACTGATTCTGGAATTTGCGCATGAGGGGAAAGAGTACCTTGTGAAGAATTTTACAGACGGTGATGTGTATGTTGCACTGAAAGAAAGCGCGACAAAGGAAGAAAGTGCATTGATTCCGGCGCAGACAGCGCAAACCGTGATTCGGAATAAAAACTACTACGCAGGGAGCAACATCGTCCAGATCATCCCAACAGCAACCAGTGAAAAAGGAGTGGAAGTGCAATGTTTGAAATGGTAGATGGAACAGGAATCATAGGAGTGGATATGATCTGCCCTCTAGGAGTCTCTACGCCGCAGCCACCGAATTATGACAGGGTAGAGCTAGAGGGTACAGGGGTGCTGGTACTGCCAAATAGTTTAAATGCGCTGTTGGAGAGATTGGAGCTTGGTGGGAAGACGGAACAGGTGCAGACTACTGGGAAGAATTTGTTTGACTTTAGTAATCTAGAAAGCGGACGAATTAATATTAGTACGGGCGCATTGGAAGAGCATAATTATACTCGTAGATTAGCTGACTATATAGATATTACAGGCATTACATCTTTCTCGGTTTATTTGCCCGGTTATAATAAAGCGAACGGTGCAGTGTATGTGGTTATCTACTATTATGACAAAGATAAAAAATATCTTAGTTATCGCGCTTGTGGAGATAAGCAAGAGAAATACGAAAATATAGCCCCAGCTGAGAACGCTGTATATATTAAAGTAACACTGGAACAAAATACGACAGACAATCCGCAAAATATTTTTAAAGTACAGTTGGAAAAAGGTGCTAAATCTACAGATTACGAACCCTACACAGGCGGTAAACCATCCCCAAGTCAAGAGTATCAGCAGAAAATTAAAAATGTTGGAAAGTGGAATGAGGCGAAACAGAAGTATGAAGTGGATGTGAAAATTACCAACGCCGAACAGAATTGGAACAAAGAACAATCCCTCACTCTCACTTCCGACCGCCCGATAACCAAGTGGGATAAACTCGTGGAACAGGGCGGACAGATTGGGTGGTTGTATAATTCCGTGAATGAAACGATTGACGGAAAAACTGGAAAGTGGTCAATTCAACCTGCGAATAAAATATTTTACAGGACAGACATTACTTTCCCAATAGTCGTACCGTTCTGCATCGAACTGTTAGGATATGACTATTCAATGGGAGGATACAAAAAAGATACAGGTATTACTATAAATAATTTAGGAATCCTATGTATAACTCTCCCAGAAGAGGTGGAACTTACACTGGATGCATATAAACAGTATTTGGCAGATAATCCATTGCACGTTCTGTATAAGGGCGATTCCGAAGAATTCATCCCCCTCCAACAATCCGAGCAGAACGCTATCCGAGCATTAAAAACCTATTACCCAACAACAGTCATCACAGCGGACGGAGGGGAATTTGACCCAGATATTAAAGTAACCTATCGAAAGGAGATTTAAACATGAACTACGCAAAAATCATGGAAAACGGAACTGTAAGAATCAGCTCCATCAAGAAAGAGGGCTACAAGCCACTCAAAGAGGAAAAACCGGAGGGATTTAGTAATCTTGTCTTTGTCGGATATACAGAGACAGAAGAAAATGTAATCAAAGAATATGAAGCCGTGGATGACGGAATGAGCGCCTACGGGAAATTGCAGAAAGACTTGAAAGCAACACAGGCGGCACAGGAAGTCACAGATCAGGCGGTGCAAGAGCTGATTTTAGCAACGATGGAAGCGGAGGTGAAATGATGGCACAGTTTTTGGCGAACAGAATTAAAGGCGGACACTTGACGATTGATGATGTACCGGAGAGTTTGAAAGAGCAGGTACAGGCGTTACTTTAGGAGGAGATATGTTCAAATGGTTAAAGCAGAGATTCTGCAAACACAAGTATTGCAAGCACTACAACAAGACTACAAAGGGATATGTTAGGCGTTGTGTAAAGTGCGGAAAAATTGAATAAGTAGGAGATTAGCACATAGAGATATGTGTTATTTTTATGCCTTTTGGTCAGTAGATGAGACCTTAAACAGTCAATTCGTGGCGGATGGTAACACGCCTAAAACTACCTAACGCGAAAGGAGAATGAACATGAAAACAGAATTTTTAAAAGGACTCGGATTGGAACAGGACGCTATTGATAAGATCATGGCAGAGAACGGGAAAGACATTGCAGCTGAAAAGGCAAAGACTACCAAAGCAGAGGGGGAGCGTGACAATTATAAGAGTCAGCTTGAGACCGCAACGGAATCTTTGGAAAAGTTTAAAGATGTTGACCCAACAGCTATGCAGGGCGAAATTGACAAGCTGAATCAACAGCTGAAAGACAAGGATGCTGAGTATGCCGAAAAAGAAGCGGATCGCATCTTTTCCGACACGATCAAAGAAGCGATCAAGACAGCCGGCGGTCGCAACGAAAAAGCAGTCATGGCTATGCTTGATATGGATGCTTTGAAAGAATCGAAAAACCAGTCTGAGGACATCAAAAAAGCATTGGAAACCGTAAAGGAGTCTGATGCTTATTTATTTGGCTCTGATGAGCCTTTTAAGAACCCAGTAGGAGCAACTGGCGGCTCTGGCACAGGTGGAGATAATTTCTCTGCGATCAGAGCGGCTATGGGGCTTCCAGCAGAAAAATAATTTTGAAAGAATGAGGTAATAAGATATGGCGAACACAATTGCATTAAGAAAAGCATACTCTACGATGTTGGATGAGGTTTACAAGCTGTCTTCCCTCACAGCGGTTCTGGATGGACCGAATGAGCTTGTGAGAGAGGGAGCGAATGCGAATGAGATTCTGATCCCGAAAATGTCCATGCAGGGACTTGCAGACTACAATAAGCAGACAGGCTATGTTGCTGGTGATGTAACACTGGAGTACGAAACCAAGAAGTGCACGTATGATCGTGGTCGTATGTTTACGGTGGATGCGATGGATAATATCGAATCTGCAGGCGTTGCTTTTGGGCGTCTTTCCGGGGAGTTTTTGAGGACGCAGGTGGTACCGGAACTGGATGCTTGGAGATTGGCATCTTATGCAGGATACGCACCATCTGCTAATAAAGTGGCAGCAGCGATTGCAGATGCGAAAGCCGGAATTGCAGCAATTAGAAAAGGCAAGACTGCTATTAAAAATGCGGAGGCAAAGCCGGAAACCTGTTATCTGTATATCTCTGCCGCACTCAAAGGGGATATTGAGGACCTTGATACAACGGCATCCAAGAAAGTTCTGGAAGGCTGGGCTGGAGTGATTGAAGTTCCTGAGGGAAGATTTTTTGATAAGGTCACGCTGACCGCTTCCGGTGCCGGCGGATTCGCAACGGCAGGAGGGAAAAAGATTGATTTCCTGATTGTGGATAAAAATGCAGTGATCCAGAATCAGAAACACACTGTATCTAAGATCATTACTCCGGAAGTGAATCAGGATGCAGATGCTTGGAAGTTCGGATATCGTACCGTAGGTATCGCAGAGGCGAAAGATAACAAGAAAGTGGCTATCTATGTACATACTGCAGTGGAGTAGAAATAGGAGTTGATGTAAATGAACTTGTATGCGGATTATACATTTTACGTCTCTGAATATAGGGGAAATTTAACAGATGAAGAATTTGATAAATCTGTTATTCCAGCATCAGCTTATGTCCGAAGGATTACCTTCGGGCGCGCTGATGACAATATGGAAATGGAAGAAGTAAAGCTTGCCACCTGCTCTGTCTGTGATTTGATTGCCAATGATGAAAAGGTCAGAAGCAAGCACTCTGGACGTGCGGTCACATCCGAAAACACAGATGGATACTCTGTCAGCTACGAAAGCGGAGGAAGCGGGGGAACAGCAGATGAACTGCTTGGCAGAAAGATATTTGACACATTGGAACTCTATCTTATGCCGACTGGTCTCTTGTATATGGGGGTAGAATCATGATAACCAACACAGATGCAACACTGTACAGCCGGAAATACAACTCGGAAACCAGACTGGATGAGTGGGAGCGAACTTACATACCTGAGGTATGGTGGTACAAAAATGAAAAGTCGCAGATCACGACAGATGGGTTAAAGCAAGCTGACACCTACACAGTCAGAATCCCGGATACGAACATAGAAATCAAGAAAGACGATTACCTTGTAAAAGGCGATTGCAAGGTTGACATGCAGACGATTAAGGACTTGGACGGGCTGGACAAGGCTAGAATTACATCTGCAAACTACAATACTTTTGGCGGCAATCCTCATATTAAGGTGGTGGGAGTGTAATGGCAAAAGGAAAGAAGAAATTTAAGATCGAGACACCGAGAGGTAAGATATCAACTTACACGATTTCCAAGGGAGATTTGAAAGGAAGGACAATAGCGAGACTCGACTGGAATCCGAACTTTAAACCGAATATGGAATCTGGGTTCGCAAGCGCACAGGAGTTTGTTGATTCTGAATGCATCCGGCGTATGAACCCGGAGACTCCAAGACGGACAGGTGTGCTTGTTAAGTCAGCAACCCTCGGCACCGTAATTGGAAGTGGTGAGATCAACCAGATTGCACCTTATGCACGTAGACAATATTATGAGCATAAGGAAAAATCACGATGGTTTGAGCGAATGAAAAATCGTCACAAAGACTCTATCCTGAAAGGAGCGGCGAAGTATGTCAAATCTCATTGACAGCGTCAGATCATATATTCTCACATGTCCGTTTTTAAGTGATGGACGTGTAAATGTGGACTACATTGGAACGGATATGGGGTATTCTGTTGACCCTCTTCCGTGCGACCCGATCATGCAGAGATACATGGATGGTGGGGCAAAGAAGCAGTTCCAGTTTGCGTTTACGAGCCAAGAGGAATACGATCAGGACGCAAGAATCAATATCGAAAACAGTGGATTTTTCCAGAGCTTCGAAGAGTGGTTGGAACAGCAGAGTTTCAATGACAACCTCCCAAAACTCGAAGAAAAGAAGAACCCAATATCAATCGAAACTTTAAACAGTGGTTACTTGTACGATATCAACGAGGAAAAAGCTAAGTATCGTATTGAGTGCCGCTTAATTTATACACAGGAGGTATAAGTATGCCAGGAACAGTACCAAAATTAGTAGGCAGACACCTGCGAGTAGCATTCATGAACACGGATGCAACGGGCAGCTCTCCGAAATTTGAAAGAATGACCAATTTTACCGCAATGACAAATGGGAAAAACCCGAAAGAGTATTCCAGACAGTACGTGGATGAAAGCACGGAGAGATCAGATGTAGTTGGATATGCTCCGGCTACAGAGTACTCTTTTGATATGTATGTAGGGAATCCTGTGCATGAGCGAATTGCAAAAATCCATGACGGTGAGAAAGTTGCGGATGATGCACATGTGGAAGTGGTCACGGTGGATTTTTACAAAAAGAACACGAAAGGTGATAAGTGCTACGCCACGAAAAGGACTTACGCAGTTATCCCAGATTCCGACGGAGATGGAACAGACGCATTGGTTTACAATGGATCGCTGAAAGCTGTATCCGATGTTGAGGAAGGATATGTTACAGAGGTGGATATTACATCCAAGACAGTTACTTACGCCAAGGGAGATTACATGGGGGAGTAGCTGCCGCCGATTTTAAGGCGGTAAAAAATACGAGAAAGAATAGGAGAGTGAGCCGATGAGCCAGTGGAAATTTAATAATTTTGAAACAGACATCGATTTTACAGACGCAGATTTTATGGGAAAATTTGAGGACTGCTATGAGAAAATGGTTGTAGAATCCGAAAAAGTACCGAAAGTTGGAAAAGTGTCCGAGATTACGAGGGCGCAATGCAAGGTTTTTGATGATTTCTATGACCGATTATTCGGATACGGAACGAGCAGGAAAATGTTTCTCGGCAAGAACAGCATGGACATGAGAGTTAAAGCAGCCAATTCTTTGTTTGATTTCCGGAACAGCGAGCAGTCCAGATATAACAGCATGGTTAACAAGTATGCACCAAACAGGAAGGCAAGGAGAGGGGCAAGGAAGAACCGATGAACCTCTTCTATGAAGCCCTCCCGACATCGGTAATGGTAAGCGGAAGGCTTGTGAGAATCAGAACCGATTTTCGGGACTATATCTCTCTTCTGGATATGCTAAAAGATAAAGATGTTAAGTCTGTGGATAAGCGGTTGATTTTGAGTGAGTATTTTCTCGACGATGTCGAAATATCGTATCCTGCAATTGACGCATTATGCGACTTTATGAGTGCTGATTTTTCAGACGGAGAAGCCAGTCAAACCGGAACAGTGAGGAAGAAGAATCTTTTTTCCTTTTCCGTCGATTATCCCTATATATTATCAGCATTTTTGCGTGATTACGGTATTGACTTGATTGATATTAAATATCTGCATTGGTGGAAATTCCGGATGCTTTTTGATGGATTATCAGAGGACAATGAGATCAAGAAAAGAATTATGTACAGAGGGATTGATCTGAGCGAAGTTAAAGATCCGGAAGAGAAAAAGAGAATCCAGAAAATTAAAAAACTGATCGAGTTAAAACAGGAAGAATTGACTGATTTTGAAATCGGTGACGCTTTTATGTAGGTGGATCATGAAAAAAGAACCAATATTAGTCCGAGATTGGATTAGATGCCCTGGGTGCGGCTGCAAACTTGCTATTGCAGACAATACAGCCAAAAGCCACGGTATCTACGTAAAATGTCGGACTTGTAAGAAAGAAATAGAAATTAAGAAATAAAGCACTTAAGTGAGCCTATGAGCCTGTGCTATCCAAGAATAGGAGGGATAGTATGGGTTATGATGGCTCATTAAAATTTGATACGGAAATAAATGAATCTGGATTTAATTCCGGAATTTCTAAACTTGGTGGAATAGCCAAGAAAGGTGCGGGAGTAGCAGTTGCTGCGGTTGGCGCTGTGACGGCTGCGCTTGGAGCTGGTGTTGTAGCCGGAGTAAAATACAATGCATCCATAGAGTCTTACCAGACATCATTTGAGGTTATGACTGGATCCGCGGAAAAAGCTGCGGAAGTAATCGACAAATTAAAGAAAGTAGGAACAGAAACGCCGTTTGAGCTTCCGGATTTAGCTGATACCACACAGTTATTGATGAACTATGGCTTTAGCGCAGACGAAGCTATGGACAAAATGATGATGCTTGGTGATATTTCGCAAGGCTCAGCGGAAAAGATGTCCAGAATTGCCACTGCTTACGGACAGATGTCATCCGCCGGAAAAGTGTCTCTGGAAGATGTCAAACAGATGATCGAAGCCGGATTTAACCCATTACAGGAGATTTCCGAGAGTACAGGGGAGTCGATGGCTTCCTTGTATGACAGGATCAGTAAAGGGACAATCTCTGTGGATGAGATTACCGCTTCCATGCAGAGAGCAACATCTGAGGGTGGCAAGTATTTCCAGAGCATGGAAAAGCAGAGTCAGACGTTTAGCGGACTGATCTCCACATTAAAGGACAACGCACAACAGCTTTTAGGCGAAGTTGTTAAGCCTATATCTGATGGACTGACAGAATCGTTATTACCAGCGGCGATCAGTGCGATTGAGCAGCTTACGCAAGGATTTGAGGAAAATGGCGTTTCCGGTATGATACAGGCCGCCGGGAATATTGTGAATGGACTGTTTACCGGGATAATGGAAAACGCTCCACTGCTTATTTCTACTGGAATGGAGCTGCTGAATCAGTTCTGGCTTGGAATTGCAACAGGACTTCCAGAATTGATTGTAAAAGGGTTTGAGATTGTAACGCAGTTAGCTCTTGGAATCATGCAGAATTTGCCGCAGTTGGTTACCCAAGGTTCCGCAGCTATTACAAATTATGTAAGTGGACTCTTATCAGCGCTTCCATCCGTGTTACAATCCGGCGTCCAGATGGTTTTACGCCTTGTGGATGGAATTATAAACAATTTGCCGGCTATCGTATCCGCTGCAGCTCAGGCGATAGCGCGGTTTGTAGCCAGCGTCGCAAGTAATCTTCCGCAGATTTTATCCACTGGTATTAAAATTATCGGAGAGTTAGCTTCTGGTTTGATTAGAGCAATACCAAACTTGGTTGGGAAAATACCGCAGATCATCTCTGCGATAAAAGACGCTTTTTTGAGTGTAGATTGGATCAGCGTTGGAGTTAACATCATAAAGGGAATTGCATCCGGTGTCGCTTCTGCAGCCGGACAGCTAGTAGATGCCGCTGTGAGCGCTGCTACAGATGCCTTGAACTGGGTAAAAGACAAACTTGGAATTCATTCCCCATCTCGTGTATTTAGGGATCAGGTCGGGAAAAACATGGCTCTCGGTATAGGGGTTGGATTCGAGGATAATATCCCATACAAAGACATGGAAAAACAGGCAAACAAGATGGTGTCCCGGATACAGGGAGCTGCTCTTGGTGTTACAACGTCTGCAAGCCCGACAGCAAGTGGATATGTCGCTTCCAGATCGGCGGTCAGAACGACAGATAATAGTGATCTAATCTACGCGGTAGACCGATTATCCAGACTCGCAAACCGGCCACTTGAAATTATCAATAAAATTGATTCTGTTGAGACGTCCAGAGTACTTGCAACGCCAATGGAAAAACAAATAGAAAAGAATTCAAGTTTTCGGAAGATGTTAGGAGGAGACAGGGATTGAGTTTATCTGTAAAATTCAACGATCAGGAACTCGGGCGATACTTAAGTGTATTGTCCGGGTTCTCTCCATTTAGTGGAGTAAATAGAGAGTCAGAACTCCTTGACGGAGCAGAAAGTGCAAAAGGAGAGGATTTTGGCTATATAACATATAAATCAAAGACACTTGAAATGCCATTTGAAATTAAAGGAGACATCTTAGCAAGCTATGATGCGATTCAGAAAATTTTAAACGTCACAGAGCCGAAAAGGCTTGTGTTTGGGAATTATCCGGATCGCTATTTTTATGCTGTCCCTGACGGTAATTTTGATATAACACAGGTTGCAATGTTTGGGAAAGGCACGATCACATGGCTCATCCCGGATGGGGTAGCATACTCAACCGCAGAATTCACTTTTGACGGAGTCCAACAGAACGGCTGCCAGACCATCACCATCCAAAACAACGGCACCGAATGGGCAGACGTGGACTATGAAATCACGCACCAGCACGAAAATGGATTTATCGGACTGGTAAGTCAGTATGGAGTCATTCAGCTCGGAAAACAGGAAGAAGCGGATGGAGAAAATTACGAAGCATCCGAAGAACTGTTTAACGGTTACAGTCTGTTTCAAGACGATCACGGTACCTCTTATCAAAATCCAGAGAATACCACACAGGGAACTCTCGAAGTCAAGAATGTTGCTGGATACAATGTGATGGCGCTAAAAGGTGGACAAGCAACATCCGGGTACTGGAACGGCGGAATGAGAACACTCACCATTCCAGTTGACAGCGAGGGCAGACGTGGAGCGAAGAACTTTTACTGTTACACGCAGCACTGGTTCGAAACTGGCTTGATGGGACAGACAGGAGCGCAGACTATTGCATTCCTAACTGGAGATAACAAGGTGATCTGTGCCATGTCTATTAACAAAAGTGATGCTACAGGGAATACGGCACGTATCGAGTGGTTCGCCCCAGGAAACACCTTGCTCAGACGGGAAGAATTTCAGCCGACAGCATACGAGGGTAATCCGTTTAACCTAAAAATGGGATGCCACAACGACTTTTTGAAAGAAGGAGAGAAGCTGCGGATTTTCTGGTATGGAAGTTATATGGAGCGAAACATACCGGAGATTAAGGACATGGAATGCGAAAAAATCCAGATCTGGATCGGGCAGTGGGGGGACAGAAACCTCACGAACCAGTACGTTACGCACAATTATTTAAAAAGTATCTGGTTTCGAAAAGATAACGTGGAAAAATACCGAGATGTGCCGAACCGGTATCGTGCTGGAGATGTGGTATCTATAGACGGGGAGAGTACTAAGGTCTACGTTAATGGGATGGTGGCTAAGGGAGATGAGATTACGGGGACGGACTATTTTAAAGTGCCACCCGGAACAACAGAAGTGCAGTTCTGTTATTCTTCCTTTTCATCTCCGCCGCCGCAGATTAAAGCAAAAATAAGGGAGGTATACTTGTAATGGGCAGCATTAGAATTGCGATTTTAAGCGCAAATAACACACAAGTAGCATTTATGGATAATGCACATAAAAAATCCATGCACTACTGGGGAGACGAGCTGCACGAATACTTACAGGGTACGGCAAATACTTACACTTTTACGGTAAATGCAAAGCATCCAGACGCGCAGCATATCACGGTCGGGAATAAGGTAGCGTTTACTTATAAAGGTAAATCTTACTACTTAAATATTGTAAATACCGATCAGACGGAGAAGATAATTACCGCTACGGCATGGTCACTGTCGTTTGAGTTAATCAACGAGGATGCTGGCGAATATAAAGCCGGAAAAGCAATGAGCTTTGCAGAGTACCTTACCGTATTTGACGCCGAGAGAACACTAAAATCAGGACTTAACGAGGTATCAGATAAGCGGATCACCAACGAATGGACAGGCACAACGTCCGTATTAAAGAGATTATTCTCTCTGGCCAATGTATTTTCTGCGGAGATCGAATTTGAGACGGTATTGAACAGAGACTACTCTTTAAAAGAGATTGTCCTAAATGTATATCGGAAACACTCCGATACAGACAGCGGAATCGGGGAATACCGGAATGACATTGTACTGCGGTACGGGAAAGGAATTACCGGAATCCGTAAAACCACAGATGCCGAGAAGCTTTACACCTGTATCCAGCCGACCGGGAAAGACGGGCTGACGATCAATGGACTGGACAAAAAGGAATACGATGAGAACGGCAATATCGAATACTTTACAGACGGGGCACTCATCCGGGCACCGCAGGCAAGAGATCGATTCCCGTCCAACATCGTAAACAAGGACGATGCTTATATCATGCTGCGGAAAGAGTACGATACAGACAATCAAGATAAGCTCTATAGCATGGCACTATCTGACCTCAAGACCGCATCCGAGCCAGTAGTGACCTACGAGGTGGATGGATACTTTGATACCAATATCGGGGACACGGTGAGAATGCAAGATCAGGAGTGGACACCAGTCCTTTATCTGCAGGCGAGGGTGTCGGAGCAGGTACGAAGCCTTACCAATCCAAAAACAGCGAAAACAGTCTTTACGAACTACAAAGAGCTGATGTCCGAGATATCCAGTGATCTGTTGGACAGGATGCAGGACTTAATCAATAAGACCAAGGTCTACACCTGCTCAATCGCCACAAACAATGGAATTATCTTTAAAAATGGCATCGGCAGCACCACGATGACTGCCTACGCTTACAACAACGGTGTTGATGTGTCTGGAAATCTGGAAATCCGATGGAGTAAAGATGGGACAGAGTTTTATGTCGGTAGGAGCGTGACGGTTAATGCAGAGGATGTGGATGTTAAGGCGGTTTACTCATTTACGGCGTTTGAAAACGGCGTGCGTAGAGGATATTACGAGGTCACGATCACAAATGTGGAAGACGGTAAAGATGGTATTCCAGGTGCGTCTTATTACACATGGCTAAAATACGCTGATGATGAGAAAGGAAACGGAATGTCGGACTCCCCAGATGGCAAGCAATACATGGGAATTGCATACAACAAAGAAAGTCCGGACGAATCCTTAAAACCAGCCGATTACCAGTGGTCCCGTATCACAGGAGAGGGAATTCCGGGGAAACCTGGAGCTGACGGAAAAACTTACTACACATGGGTACGGTACGCTGATGACGAGAATGGGACCGGCATGTCGGATAATCCAAGTGGAAAATATTACATCGGACTTGCGTTTAATAAAGAGACGCAAACCGAGAGTAGCAACCCAAAAGACTACCAGTGGTCTAAGTACCGTGGAGATGACGGTATTCCAGGAACAGACGGGGAAGATGGACGGACAAGTTATTTCCATGTTAAGTACAGCGCTGTAGCGAATCCAAGCTCATCTTCTCAGATGACCGAAACGCCGAGCAAATATATTGGAACTTACGTGGATTATACACAGCAAGACAGTAATAATCCAAAAGATTACACATGGTCGCAATTTCGAGGAGATCCCGGAGAAAATGGAATCCCTGGAGAGAACGGAGAGGATGGACGCACGTCCTACTTGCACATTGCCTACGCAAACAGTACGGACGGATGGACAGATTTCTCAACTACAGTCAGTGCGGGCAAGCAGTACATGGGGCAATATGTCGATTTTGCAGAGAGAGACAGTACAAATCCGGACATGTACAAGTGGACAAAAGTAAAGGGGGAAAACGGACAGGATGGAACAGACGGGCAGGACGGTGTTGGAATTAAGAGCGTTACAAAATATTACCTTGCGTCCGAAAGAAATACGGGTATTACGACATCCACTTATGGATGGACCACCACAATACAGACCATGACGGAGACAAAAAAATACCTGTGGAGTTACGAAACAATCGCCTACACAGACGGAAATTCCACCAAGACAACTCCTGTGATTATCGGTGTGCGTGGGGATAACGGCGAGACAGGGGATAGTGGTATTATTATATCCCCCACAGCGCCAGAAAACCCAAAGGTTGGACAGCTCTGGCAGACCGCAAGCGGAGAGCCGATTAAAAGATGGGATGGAAGTAAATGGGTGATCTATTACATTTCTGTAGAGAATCTGAATGTAGAGACGCTAAGTGCGATTGCCGCAAACCTCGGAACTGTAACCGCTGGACTTATAAAGAGTCTGGACGGACACTTTTTTATCCAAGTAAATACCGGAGAGATCTACTCTGAAGATGAAAACGGGATAAACAGCTCTGCAATAAGCAAGGGTGTATTTGCAGCGAATGGGATGGACAGCGGCAGACACACAAGCTTGTCTATATTCCCAACGCAGATTGCGCAGTATTTTGACGGAGCCACCATTTCAAACCTTGTTAATTTTAAACGGGACGGTATATTTGTTAAAAGCTCCGGATCATACGAAATGAACATATCTAAAGCAATAAATTATGACTCTGGAAAGATAAAAGGACCATACGCCAGCACAAACTCATTCAACTATATACAGGCGGAGCTAAAAAGGAGAGGGTGCGTGGTTACATGTAAAATCACAGCGCTTATACAGTTCCCGAATACAGGATCGCACGGGCCGTTTGATGAATTAAGGATCCCTATAGGATATCGACCAGCCGTAGACATAGTAGAGACGTACAGCGAATTGGTTGGTCCGTCAGTTATCGGGACTGGCAGATATTATATCTCAAAAGACGGAGGAATATCCATTGTAACTGGCAAGACAGACTACTGCGAACGCATAAAGACATTTACATGGATCACGGATGACTAAAGGAGCGAATATGGAGATCAGAGCAAGACCGTGATGGTCTTATTTTTATACTTAAAAAACCGGAGGGAAGACATGACAGAAAATGAAGTAGAAGTGAAACTTGCAGAGCACGGAAAAGAAATCGGCTCATTAAAGCATCGAATGAAAGAAGCAGAGGGCGTTGTGAGCGTGGTACATCAATTAGCACAGGAGATGGTGGGGTTGACCAAAGAGGTTGGATTTATGAACCAGACACTGGTACAGTTAACTGCAAAAGTGACGCATCTGGAGCAGACACCAGCCAAACGGTGGGATGGGGTCGTGACAGCGCTGGTCGGAGCCGTGATCGGGGCTGTAGTAGCGATGTATTTGTAAAAAGGAGAATGAAAATGAAGAAGATTAACTGGATTGTAAGAATTAAAAACAAGGCATTCTGGGTAGCACTGATCCCGGCACTCTTGCTGTTGGTACAGGCTATTGCGGCAGTGTTTGGATTTGCGATCGATCTCGGAGACCTTGGAGACAAGTTATTGACTGTAATTAATGCGCTCTTTGCAGTTCTGGCAATCCTTGGTGTAGTGGTAGACCCAACAACACCAGGTACAGGAGATTCAGAGAGGGCGCTTACATATAAGTAGATTCGGGAGAGCTTGGAAACAGGCTCTCTTTTATTGTGCGACATCGCACAAGGAGGTGAGAACATGAGCGAACAGAACGAATTTGGTAGAGTATCCGCAGAGGAACTGGAAAAGGCATTTGAAACGGAAAATCAGGAGGAAGAAAAAGAATGAAAATTGGCTTAAGAGGAGGACACTCCCCAAATTGTAAAGGAGCAATCGGTCTAATCGATGAGCAGGTAGAAGTGCGGAAGATCTACAATGAGCTTGCACCAATGTTGCAGGCTGTCGGTCATACTGTGGTTGATTGCAATTCCAACGCATCCAACGTCTCCGGTGAGCTGTCTGACGGCACAAATAAGGCGAATAGTGCGGGGTGCGATATCTATGTCACCTTGCACATGAATGCGGCAGGAGCGGAATTAGCTGGCGGTACAGAGGTGTGGTTATGCGATGCATCTAACCAGACAATGAACACGATCGCAAGCAATATCTGCCAGAATTTCGCAAATAAAGGATTTGCTAACCGTGGTGTAAAGTACAGTTCGGGATACCATGATCTGAATGCATCTAATATGCCTGGCATGATCGTGGAAACATTATTTTGCACCGGCACAGATGATGTAGCCAGATACCGGAGCTTAGGAACAAGAGGGATTGCAGAGCTGATTGCAAAGGCGATCGACAGCAAAGCATCCGCAGGAAGCGGACAGGGAAATAATCGGAATACAGAAGATCAGGAAGGAGAAGAGACTATGCAGTGTATGTTTACAGTAGAGGGAAAAGGATGTGTATATTGGTATCATGATGATAAGATTACGGCTTTGGGGCATCCGGACGAAATGAAGATCCTGATGGATATTTACAAAGCAAACAATGGAAGAGATATGCCGTCTTACCATTGGACAAAAAAAGCGCCGTGGCACGCAAGATTGCTCGCGGTACTGAACAGAAAACCATCTACATCTATCTAATAAAATCCCCTCGGAGATTAGCTCTCTGAGGGGAAACTTTACAATTGTTAGATAAATTCTCTGGATGTATTTACATATCCGGAAAAATGTGGTATTGTAAAGATGTCCAATACAGATGATGCTCTGTATTGCGGAAACTGGGCAAATCACAGTTTCGCGGATTGAAATATTAGAAGTAGCTTTAATACGAGATATTAAAGTTGTCGCACCTAATGGATGCTTTGGTGTGCGGTTCTGCCAGCAATTCCGGCGGACGCGGATTGAAATATTAACAGTATATTTAAAGCCAAAAGATAGGGATAAGCATTAAGCTTATCCTTTTATCTTGCATTTTTTCCAAGGCTATAGCAGTCATAAAAGCTATCAACAAGCTTCGCAAGCTCATCTGGTGTTAATTTGTCAAACAGTGTTTCCGGGATCCATTTATAGCTTTCATAAAAAGTACTTTCAAATTCTCCGATCTTACTTAGCTTTTTGATTTTCTGGTATTTGTCCATCCTTAAAAGATCATGTAAGTCCATTTCTCCATCTTTTATTGCTTTCTTCGCTTCGTTTGTAAAAATATTCAAGTTCAACTCCGACAATTCCCTAACATCGCATTCCAGTGCATCTGCCAGTGCGATTGCATTTCTAAGCATCATTTTGCTTGTATCGTACTCTCCATACTCGTACTTTTGTATCTGCCGTAGGTTGATTCCAGATTTTTCTGCCAATTCTTTTTGCGTCATATTCATAAATTTTCTGAGTTCTTTTAATTCTGCCATGATTTTCTCCATTTCTCCCCGTAGCCGATAGGTCAGCATATACATCACTTGCGTCTTGCTACAATGTCTTTCTTGTAATTATTTTCCGTAAACTTCACTTAAAATTCTTTTACACATTGTATTGCGTTCGTGTTTAAGATCAAACATAAGTCTCTGGTAGTATTTCATGTAAGCTGTTTCATTGTTCCACTTCAGCAGATCAATTACGAGTCCGGCATCAGATTCGGAAAGGATTCTGTTGTATTCTTCCTTGCGAGATTCCCACATGCTCACGCTTTCCGGATATTTTGCCTTGCACTCTGCGATCAGAGCATCAAACTGCTCGTTCATTTTTTTGATCAGATCGTTTGCAAAACTGATCTGTTTCTCTGTTCCTGTCATTTTTGTTCCTCCCATTTTCGCTTCTTTCCATGCTTTCTTTAAAGCTTCGGAGATTCCGAAGGATGCTTTCTTTACCAGTTCCCATGCTCTTTTCATGATTTTGGATAAGTTGTATTTTTTCAT